GAGGCACAAGAGTATGCACTAGATAAAGCCATCACTGCAGGTACTATTGCCGCTATCACTACTGTTGGTACAATGGGTATTGGTGGTAACGACTTTGAGAAAGCCATATTCAACGGTAAACGGGGCAAGAGTTTCGGCGAAGCCTTCGACGTTGCTGTAAAAGAAGCTGGACAGGAAGCTGTAGAAGAAGGACTGCCACAGGCGTACCTAGAATCTCAACTGTATCAGCTAGATCCTACACGGGATGTGGTTGGTAATGTCGTAAGTAATTCTGTTCTTGGTGCTATCTCTGGTGGCAGCACGGCGACATCTATTTATGCGGGCGCATCAACGGGCGATTTCCTGTCAAATGCTATAATTGCGTTTAATCCTAACGTTCGCAAAGTTGTGCAAAACGAAGGTGGCCTAGACGCAGCGGGGGTTACGCAGCAACTTAACGATCTTGGCGTATCTGACACCACCATACAGTCAAACATACTCAACCAAGTATTCGACACGGATTACACCAGCACTGGTGAGGCTGAACAGGCTGCTTTTGACTATGTTACAAACAGTAACATTCCGTATAAATTTACAAAAGATGAGATCACGAACTTTACAGGGGCTAACCCTGATTCTGGTTTACCTGACGCGTTCGATGCGTATGTAGACCCACGATATCTGGACGCACAGGAGATCATAAACGCCGCCGCTGCAGAGGGCGTTACACTTACAGAGCAACAAGCTGCAGATTATGTAGGGCAAAAGGACGAGGCGCAAGAAACACAGAACCTGCAGACCAATGTGTTTGACCAGCAAGCTACGACCTACGAAGAAGCCAAAAACTATCTCGACAATCTTGGGTACAACCCAACAGAAGACGAGATCAATAATTTTGTAGCCCAAGTAAATGAGACTGAACAACAACAGGCCATAACAACTTATGCTGAAGATAGGCTGACCACCAAAGACGAGGTGGTAAAAGAGCTAGAAGATGCAGGGTTTGATGTTGATCTGTTGCCAGATGATTTTGTTGACCAGTTTGTCAAACAAGGACTGCAGACAGACACCATAGAAGAACTCGTAAAGGCATCTGACGAGTTTATGGTCACGGAAGATGAGGTGCTAAACGCGTTTAAGGTGGCTGGCCTGCCTGACGTACGACCAGAAGATGTTGCAGGGCTTGTTGGGCAGTACAACGAAGCAGAGCTTGTAAACAAGTTAGAAGAAGCCTTGCCCGGTGCGCAGTTCAACGTTCTGAAGTACATGCTTGGCAAGCCGCCGACTGACGATACTGAAGCTACAGGCATATACAAAGAGCTTGAGAACCTTATAGATGCGGGAGCCACGCAAGACGAGGCTATCCAACAGATAAGCGACAGACTCAACGTAAGCACGCAAGATCTAAACAATGCGATATCTGAAGTAAGTCAAGAAGTTACTGATGTTGAGACTAATCTTACTAGCATAATCAACGATGTTAACACCTCTTTGACCGACAAGATTACTGCACTGCAGGATGCGGGACTATCTCAAGATCAGGCCATTGCAGAGATAAGCACGCAACTGAACTTGAGCGTTACAGACATACAGTCTCAGCTTGGTGATATTGAGTCTGGAATCGGTGAGGATATTAGTGGGCTTACTTCTGAAGTTGACGCGATTGCGCAGATTATCGGCAAGCCCGCAACCGAAGTCACCGCCACAGATATCGACTTTATTGAGGACATCATAGCGCAAACAGAGGCGTTTTCTGACCCTACGCAGTTTCAATTCACTCAAGATCAGTTAGCATACGACGTTACAGGGGATGGTATCGTTGACATAAACGATCAAAACCTGTTAAATAATGCACTACAGGGTCAAGATGTTACCTTTGCGACTGAATCAAAATTTCAACCTGCTACGGGGATATTTGCACAGTTAGATCAGCAAGCAGCACTGCAACAACAGCAACAAGCTGACTTGCAAGCGCAACTACAGGCACAGTTTGATGCGCAAGCACAACAACAGCTAGATCAACAGATGCAACTAACTCAACAGGTAGAAGACGAAGCTACAAAAACTCGTAGACTCGGTAACGTAAAGGACTTTCAACAGATGATGATGCAAGACGCGGGCAGAGTAACTCAAGTCAAGTCGCAACCTGTTGCACAAATCGGTCCTGCGTATGATTTTCAAAGCATTTTCCGTAATCCTGCGCAACAATCCTTTTATACAACTCCATATGCCGAAGGTGGAGTAATTGATGCGAACGAAGAGCTGTTACGGCTTATTGGAGATAAGTGATGGCAAGAGATCCTTACGCAGAATCAAGCACGCGCACTACACAATCAAACGTAACTAGTTCAAGTGGTGGTGGAAGTAGTATTTTTGATGATCTTATAAGTCCGTTCAAAGAAGATGATGGCTCTTATGATTACGGTAAGATCATAGGCACTGGAACTGCAGCGCTAGGGGCTATAGATCAAGTTGGAAGTCTTTTTGGGTTTGATGTTTTTGGTTCTGGTGGGGGACGAAGCCAGCCCATGGGATATCAAGGCGGTATTCCCACATACACCGCTAGCCGTATGCAAGTGCCGGGTACCTACGACCCAAATCGTCGTCCGGGCAGTGGTGGGCAACGATATTTTACTGATGTTCGGTTTAATGGTTCGGACACATCCGAGCAGGCAGCGGGACTTCAAGCTCTAAATCGTGCAAATCTTGCGGCGCAAGACCGGCAAGGTCAACCTCTTGCTCCCATCCGTGCTGCAGAAGACGCAGCTGCCGCTGAAGCTGCCGCACAAGCCGCGTTAGCTGCACAAACGCCTCAACCTGCCGTGCAACCAGTGCAGCCTGTGCAACAAATGGCTGCTGGAGGTATCGCTCAACTAAAGCGAGGTAAGTTTCTAGACGGCGATACAGATGGTATGGCGGATAAAAAGCCTGCTATGATTGATAATGAGCAGCCCGCCATGTTGAGTGATGGTGAGTTTGTAATTCCAGCGGACGTTGTAAGTCATTTAGGCAACGGCAATTCAGAAGCTGGCGCGAAGGTGTTGGAAGATATGATGGATAGAGTACGTAAAGCGCGAACAGGGAGTGAGAAGCAGGGTAAAGAGATAGACCCTAAAGACTTCTTACCAGTATGAGGTAGATTATGACAACTGAGACACCACAACCTGCCGCACAAACACCGACCACCACGGCTGCACAAACAGGAACTGGAGTGACTGAAACGGTTGCAGCAGATCCAATGGTTGGGCAGCAGCTGGGTACAGAATCTGCTCTTTCTACTTATGTAGGTCCATACGTCACAGAGATGCTTGGTCGAGGTCAGGCACTTGGGTCAATGGACTACCAAGGTTATGGTGGACCTCTTACTGCGGGCGAGTCTGCTGCACAGCAAGCAGCATTTTCTGGGATTGCAGGACTTGCTGTACCTACAGACCAAATGGGTGCATTTACTCCCGGCAGTTTTACTGATACTGGCACCGCACAACAGTATATGAATCCCTACATTCAAGCCGCGTTACAGCCACAGATTGATGAAGCACGTCGTCAGTCAGATATCCAACGCGTAGCAGATGCGGGTAGACTGACTCAAGCTGGGGCGTTTGGTGGGTCACGTCAGGCTATTATGGATGCAGAAAATCGCCGTAACCTTTTGCAAAATCTTGCGGGTATTACAGGCGCTGGGTATTCAACAGCATTCGATAAGGCACAACAACAGTTCAATGTAGAACAAGGAAGACAGCAAACCGCGCAGGATGCAGCAAATACATACGGTTTAGCAGCGTTGACCAGACAAGCAGATCTTGGAGCGCAACAACGTGCGATTGAGTCTGAAGGTATAGCTGCTGATTATGGACAGTTTAAAGAAGAAAGAGACTTTCCGTATAAGCAAGTGCAGTATATGCAGTCGTTGTTGCAGGGACTACCACTAGCGACACAATCATATACATATGCAGAACCTAGCACTCTGTCTCAAATTACAAGTGCAGGTGGGGGCATCATGGACTTGTACAATATGATTTATGACGAGTAGGGGCTAGATATGGCATACGGCATTGATGACACAATTCAACAAAAAGTAGACGCGTATCGCGGCAACCCCGGCGCACTGCAGCAACGTTATGCGCAGAACAAAGAGTTAATTGACTTGTTAGCACTGCAAAAGTTGAAAACAGAAAAAGATGCCGCTGCACGCGACATGCAAATGCAGATGCAACAGAAGCCACAGACCATTGCACAACAGTATGAAGCAGAGCTTGCTGGGCGCACCAAACAAGAAATGCTAAAAGGTGTAGCTGGCGTTATGCAGAACCGTCAGGCCAAGCAGCAAAAGAACTTACAACGTGTTGCTCAAGCTGGCTTGCCCGGAGCCGCTGCTCGCCCTGCTCCAAAACAAATGATGGCACAGGGCGGTATTGTTGGGTTTGCTAGTGGTGGCACTCCGCAAGAAAAACTTGATGAAATTTCTAGAATACGTGCGCGTACTGACATTGGTGAGGCAGAAAAAGAAAGGCTTATAGAAGAAATTGCGCCAACTCAAGTAGACCCTAACAAAAGAAGCGGCATATCTGGTGGATTCTTGGGGTCTGGTAAGCGCACTAAAATAAGATCAACTACAGGTGGACCCACTAAGGCAACAGCAGAAGATCCCCTTGACCAAGTCATACTAGATGCAACCACTCAAGGTATGACTGGGACTACGGAAGGCAGTATCCTTGGGGGTGGTGGCACCTCAAGCCAGCGCGCACCAGAACAGCCACAAAATATTGATTCTACACTAAGACAAAACATGATACCTCCTGCAGCACCCCCTGCAGGTGATGACACCCCTCCACCCGGTCCGAAAGGGCCAGAAGTAAAGCCGCCAACTCTTTTGGATTCGGGTTTAGGACAGGTAGCCTCACCGACTGCACGCACTCAGTTTTTAGATTCCGCAGGGTATGCTGTAAAGATGTCGGACGCTGCGTCAACTGAGAAAACTAGGGCTGGCATTGAAGGTCTAATGGATACTGATGCTAAAGGTATGCGTGATGACGCGTTTGATTACGCCATGGACAAGTTAGGCATGAGTGATGATCGTATTGCCAAAGAAACAGCAAGGCAGCAGGCTCTGGCTAATTTGGATGCGCGTCAACTTGACCCTAAAAAACTTAAACAAGAACAGCTATCTGCATTCTTGCGCAACACAGCAAAATCAGGTTCTTTTGCTGGAGGTTCTGCAGGGTTAGCTAATCTTAGAGCGCAACAAGAATTAGCTGAACGCAACCGCTTGCTCGGACGACAGGCTGGAGAGCGTGAGTTTGAAGGCTTACAACAAGACATAAAAGTCAAAGCGTTTAATAGTGCTGAAAAAGCCTTTGAAGTTGCAAATACAAATATACGGCAAGGTGTTAGTTCTATGCAGGCGTTTAACGCTACTGAAATAGGTATGCTTAATGATAACGCAAAAAGTAGATTGTCTGCAGATACAGCAAACATGGAAGCGGAAGATAGAGATGCAAGACGCATATTGGATGCAGCTATATCTAATGCAAGTCAAGGAGTTAAAGTTGCAGTAGCAAATCTAGAAGCTGAGACTGCTGACAGGAAGATGCAGCTCATGGCAGAGCTGGACAAACTTAAAATTGAACAACTTGATCGCACGGGTGCAGAGCGAAATTTGGCGGCAGTGGCAAAGTTTATGGGTGAAGTTCGCGCTAAGTACGAAAAGATATACCAAGACAGGATTGGAATGCTTCCACCCGGTACAGATCAGGCAACTGTACAAAAACTTAGAGACGAAATGAATGCAGCTATCGTTATATCTCTTAAAGATCTAAGAGACAGGGCAAAGCAAATTGAATCTAGGATAACAGGCACATACGGAGATTCCACTGGACAGTTTCAACAAGGCAGCATGACTGTTTCTCCATAGGTAGGATTTTGCAATGCCCACATATTCGATAAAAGGCGTAGATGGCAAAACTTACTCTATCAAAGGCCCAGAAGGGTTATCTGAAGCGCAAGTTATAGCTGCTATTCAAAGCGAACTTCGTAGAGAAGAAGATCAAAGATTACAAAGTGACCTTGAAGAAAAACAACGCGCCGCAATAGCTGCACTTTATGGGCAGCAAGAAGAAGAGGACGCTGGGTTTTTTGAAAACATAGCTACTGGCTTTGGCGCGGGTGCTGTTGATGTTGGTGAGCTAGCCGCATTAGGCGGTGCTACACTTCTTGATGAAGAAGCTGAACTCGCTACCAGAAAGAGAATACAGTCTGTCGCAGACGCACTGCGCCCTGAAGGCGGCGACGAAGAGTCAATCACATATAATTTATCTAAGGCGCTTGGCTCTATTGCTGGTGTTGCTGCCCCCGCTGCCCTTGCCGCTGCCGCTGCTCCTGCCGCACTCACCACTGCTGTAGGTACAGGTATAGCTGGATTACTTTCTGTGGGTGCCGGTGCGGGTGAAGCTAGCGAGAGAGCCAGAGCTGCTGGTGCTACGGAAGAAGAAAGAAGTGCAGCAGCCTTGCGCGGTGCGCCAATCGGTGCGTTAGAAATACTGCCGCTGGGTCGCGCACTAAAGTTTATTGATATTCCTGTATTTACCAAGTTTATTGACCGACTTGGGCCTGATCCTGTCCAAGGATTTACTGACTACTTGAAAAATGCAGGGCTTACGGGTGCATTAGAGGCTGGGCAAGAAGGCACGTCCGCAATCCTGCAGAACCTCAACGAGCGTGGGTATAACAAAGAAGCTGAAATCCTTGGAGGGGTGCTAGAAGAGGCTGGGTATGGCGGCGGTGCAGGTGCAATCCTGCAGATTCTTGCTGATGGCAAGCGCGGCATAAGTAGGGCTAGAGCTAAGAAAGACGCTGAAGGTGGCGGCGAACCCACTCCTGAAGAGATTCAAGGTGAGTTGTTCGAGGGTGAAGATCTTGGCACGGCACCTGTGCAACCTGCCCCCACTCCTGCGCAAGAAGAGTTATTTCCTGATACTGATCTAGGTCGCGCACCTGAACGCACAGGCGATCCTGACCAGCTTGATTTGTTTGCTCCTAGAGCGCCACAACCAGAGGCTGTGCAGCCAGACATGGTTGAAGAGGCGGAGAGCGCACAACTGCGAGAAATAATTGATGCAGATGAGACTGCACAAATACAGGCTATGTTGGATGCAGATGCCAAAGCAGAGGCCGAACTTAGACAAGAACAAGAAACTCGTGCGGCATCAGAAACAGAGACTATTGCAGGTAGACTTGATACACAGCAACAGCAAGCCACAGAACAACGTCGCACGACCATTCTTCAGGACGTAATTGAAAATACACCAACACGACAAGAAGACACACTGACGAAGAACTTCGCTCGTGCGTTAGAAACCGCAGGTATTGCAAACACACAGCCTAACCAATCTGAAACTCGTGTAATTAAACGTGCGATTGACGTACAACGTGCAGAGCGCCCGGCACCAGTAGAAGAACCTGAAGTAGAACCTAAACAGTTTCAAGTGGTTGATGGCAAGCGGGTTCCGCGCACCGAAGTGCCGTTTGTGCCTGAAAGGCTCACTGCTGCCCAGACTCGCAACGTTACTAAAAAGGACATGGACGATCTGGGTATCAAGCCTGCAGCGCCTGTCCGTAAACGTATTGAAGGTAAAGATGTTACCACACCCGAAGTACAGCAGGAGTTGAAAGCATACGCAAACCTACCCGCTGCACCAAAAGAAGCGAAGGAGAAGATAGGTGAGCAACTCGACTTATTCGCACCTAGAGGCGATGTACGCCAAGATCAGCAAAGGCCCGTACGAACTAGAGATGACGCAGGAACAGATAGAGCTAGCTTTACTCCTGCTGGACAGCCACGAGTGGGAAGTCCCGATACCGCCAGAACTCCAGCACCTACGGAACGAGGACTGGGAGACACTGGAGTTAGCTCTGCTCGTCCTACAAGAAGAACAGCAGGTCGCACAACTCCACTAGAGCCAATCACACCTAAAGTTACCACTGCAGACGTGCAACCTATAGCTGAAGCACCGAAAGCTCTAGTACCTCCCGAGCAGTTTAGCGATGATGCCTTGCGTGCCGCTGCCGAGCGTGGCGATCCAGTGGTGATTGGAGGGCGGGATGTCGTTGCAGAAGCTAAAGAGAAGGAAGCTCCTACCGAAGGAGTCGCTAAGAAAGCAGTTCCAACGAAGCGGGTTGCCGCTAAAAAAGCTGCGCCAAAGAAGGCGGCAGCAAAGAAGGCCGCTGCTAAAAAAGTAGCGCCTAAGAAAGCAGCGACCAAAACTAAAAAAGAAATACAAAAACAAGTTAAGGGTCAACAGCTTGAAGAAACTGTTGCAAGTCCCGCAGTTCGTGAAGAGTCCTCACGACTTGAATTTTATACCAGCAAGTTCAAAGAGGCACCAAAAGCCACATTTGTAAACAAAGACGGTGACGCAGAGTCTGTATCTCTGGATGTAAACACTACTGAAGCTGATGATACCAAGATACTTGACCTGCTAAAGACGCAGATTCCTGCGCAGCAAAGCAAGAAAAAAGGCACGGAGACAACCGAACGTGCTGAAGCAAGGGCAGCGCAAATATACTTCCGTAAACAAGAGAATCCTAACGATGCTCTGGAAGTGATAGCGCACGAGATTTCGTTTGCTGATAAACAGTTCCGCGCAACAAAAGACATGAGCGATGGAGAGCGTGCGTACTTTGCAGAAACCGGATCAGAACGTGCGCGTATGGCGCTGCGCTGGGTACGGAAAAACCTAGATGCAAACACAAACAAGTCTGTAGATAAATTACTAGAAATGCAGCAGCAGTCTCTGGCGGACTCCGTGCGCAAAGAAAACACAAAAGTAGATTTTGTAGAGACTGAACGTAAGCAAGCAAAAGAGCAGAAGCTCAAAGAAAAGCTGCTTGAGCAAGATGAGCGCCAGCGCCGTAAGGAAGCAGAGAACGAGTATTTTGAATTTACGCAAGAAGACCTAGACCTGCTTCCTGATTACCTGCGCGAAGACGCTGTAGTTGGTCTCGACATACCCACACATCCTGTAATTGGTAACTTGTTAAGACAAGGTAAGTTAGTGGAAGCGCTCCGGGCGCTACAAGCTACATCTCCTAGCTCACGCGTATCGCAGCTTGCGGGTGCGTTGGCTAAAGTCACTGGCGACACCAAGGTAGAAGTTAAAAAGTTTGTCACTGACGAAGCTGGCAACCCTGTGGCTGGCAAGTTTGATCCTGTGACCAACACAATAACGCTCGACGCAGAAACTGGTATCACTCCACATACACTTCTGCATGAGATGACACACGCTGCAACGTCACAGACATTGGCTAACAAGTCACACCCGCTGACTAAGCAACTTACCAAACTATTTAATGACGTAAAGGACTCGCTCGACACCGCGTACGGATCGCAGAGCGTAGACGAGTTTGTAGCAGAGGCGTTTAGCAACCCAGAATTTCAACAGACATTAGGGGAAATAAACGTAAAGGGCGAGCCTATCAGCGCCTTGCAGAGGTTCTTTAACTCTGTAGCCAACGTGCTGCGCCGTGCAATGGGTATGCAGACAAAGCCTGTAGACTCTGCATTGAATCAAACAGACCAGCTGATTGAAGCCATGCTTGCTCCTGCACCGGAGTCTCGCAGTGCTGGCAAACTTTATATGCAGGCCATGGTGCCAGCCAAAGCTAAAGCGCTCATTGATAACATGGTCAAGAATACTCCCACATGGGATGCTGCAGGCGTAAAACGTGTAAAACAAATTCTTGAAGACAGATTCCCTGACTCCGCAAAAAACTTCATGCTTGGGTTACTTCCTATTAACGCGCTAGTGGACGTTGCAAAAGCTCGTATACCCATGGCGGCTAAACTTGAGCAACTGACGTTTGAAGCAAGCGGCAAGATCACTGAAATGAACAACATGATTGAGCCAGTGGTCAAGCGCGTATCTGCGTGGGGAAGCAAGAACCCAGACAAGCTGGATGCTTTCAATAACGTGATATACACCAGTACGTTAGAGCAGGTTGACCCATCCAAGCCCAGCAGCAGCTACACTGGAGAAAAGCTGGATGCGTGGAAAGCCATGCAAAAAGACTGGAACTCGCTTGGGGATGAGGGAAAAAATCACTACAAGTCCATGCGTAATACCTACAAAAAACTTTACGACGACATGGGCAAGATTCTCAAGAACAAGATCGACGAGGGCATATCTGACGAACCCACACGTAAAAAAGTATTTAAGGAGGTATACAACGCTCTCTACGACAATGGCGTCATTGAGCCTTACTTCCCGTTGACGCGTAGTGGTAGTTACTGGCTGTCCTACAGCGCGAGAGACCCACGCACGGGCAACATGGAGTTTTATGTCGAGGCGTTTGAGACTAAGGCGGATCGCACCGAAGCAGAGCGGGTTATGAAAGCAGATCCTGATGCTGACGCTAGAGACTTTGAACCATTCTCTAACTTGTCAGAGGTCGGCTACGACAAAGCACCGCCTACATCTTTCGTCAACGATGTGCTTGAGGTAATGGAGACCAACAAAGTCGATCCTCAAGTCAAAGAACAGGTAATGCGGCTGTTCCTTGATTCACTTCCAGAGAGATCGTTTGCGCAGTCATTTAGAAATCGTAAAGGCACTCTGGGATTTGAGCGAGATGCCATCGGCGCACTTCGCAAGAGAACCAGCTCTTTGTCACGGCAGCTTGTACAAATGGAGTATGGGCAAAAGATATCAGCCCTGCAAAACGAAATACGAGAACATGTTAAGACTGTAGAGAAAAACAACGACACTGCCGTGCTTTTAGCTAACGAGTTAGATCAACGTGCAGATTGGGCTAAAAACCCCAACGTGGAAAACTGGGCGCAAGCACTTACAACTGGCGGGTTTATCATGACCCTCGGTGCAAACATATCATCTGCTATAGTCAACTTCTCACAACTACCAATGGTGGTAATGCCCTACCTTGGCGGTAAGCATGGTTATTCTGAGACCTTGAAGGCCACAGGTAGAGCCATGCGCGTGTTTACCAACAGTGGTATCAAACGCACCACAGAAACAATCGGACCTGACGGCAACATAAAAGAGACAACGTCTTCTACACCGTCACTGGATAACTATGACTTTGACTCCCCCAATACGCCAAAAGAAGCTAGAGAGTATAAGGTATTAGCTGAAGTGGCATCACGTATGGGGCAACTTAATCGTTCAATAACTTACGATCTGTTGGATATGGATCGCATAGACAGCCCAATGAGAAAGATAGGTGCTGTATCAGGCTGGATATTCCACCACGGCGAGCGTTTAAATCGTCAAGTGGCACTGATGACCGCGTACGATCTAGAGCTAGGTGCGATGCGCAAGGCTGGCAGAACTATAGATGATGCGGCAAGAACAGAAGCCGCCATGGAAGCCATAAAAATAACTGAACTTACCAACGGCGGTGCTATCGCCACTGGCGCACCTAGGTATGCGCAAAAAAGTTTTGGTAAAGTTATGTTCCTGTTCAAGCGCTTTGGCATATCTATGACATATCATCTTGCTAAATTAGCCAAAGAAGCAATTAAAGGCTCTCCCGCAGACAAGCTGGTCGCACGTAAGCAGTTAGCAGGCACGGTTGGTATGGCGGGAATTATCGGCGGTGCGCAAGGACTCCCGCTTGTAGGAGCTATTGGCTCAGTCATAGACCTCATATTTGGTGACGAGGATGAAGATGATTTCGACACCACAATGCGTAAGTTTTTAGGTGAAGGTTTCTATGGAGGTCTTGGTAACTATCTGTTCGGTGTAGATGTAGCGAGTCGTATGGGACTGTCTGATCTCATCTTCCGTGATCGGCTGGTGCAAAAAGACCAGAGCTTATTCTACGATGCCATTGAGATGGTTGGTGGGCCTGTAGTAGGAACCGCACTAAACATGGAACGTGGACTAAAAATGATCGACGAAGGCAATGTAGAGCGCGGCGTTGAAGCAATGTTACCAGCAGCCATACGTAACATACTGAAAGCTCATAGATTTGCTACCGAAGGCGCTAACACGCTGCGTGGTGATCCTATAGTTGGTGATATTGGTGCAGGGCATGTATTCGGACAGTTGATGGGTTTTGCTCCGGCAGCGTATACCAAGCAGCTACAAGAAAATGCGCGGCTCAAACGAAGGGAGCGATCCGCTGGAGATCAGAAAAGCACGCTATACAAAAGGTATTATGTAGCAGCTAGGCACGGTGACGCCGCCGAAATGAAAAAGATCATGAAAGAAATAGCTGAATACAACAAGAAGTTCCCCTCCACTGCGATTACAAACAAATCGTTTAGTCAATCCATGAAGGCACACCAGCGCACCACGGCAAACATGCACCACGGCATTGTAATCAATCCTCGGATGCGAAACGAGCTTATGGAAAATGCAGCGGAGTACGACGACACGATTACGGTGTGGCAGGACTTGGGTATCGTAGACCCTGCAGGTTAAAAAACCCCCCGCCGAAGCGAGGGGTATAGTCTAGGGAGAAATGACAGTACGGAGGAAACCTGTCCAAAACACATTATCATGTGATTCTCCAGACACGCAACCCCAATATGTTGTTCTCTATCGTAACCCTAGTCTCTACCCGCCAATCTTTTTCCGCAGTTATACGTTTGATCTGGCTTTTTGCTTCTTCTGTATTGATGCACGGGATGAAGATAGATGCGTTTATAACCATCTTCTTCCAGTTTATGACGATCTTGACGCCATCAGGATCTAGATCGTCAGTCCTTAACACCGTCTAACTTCTCCACAGAACAATCCACAATAATAACATCCGTTGGGGGTAAGTTCATGTGCGTGCCTTTACTCAACCGCATCTTAGACTTCTTGGCCCCCAGCTTGGTTTTGAGGTCGTGTATGAACGAATTATAGTTTATCTGTTGTTCACCACACCATGCTTTCAGTGGCTTCGGTATCAGGTACGCACGCTTTAGATCTGTTTCGTAACGAGCAACTAACTTTCCTCTTGGTAGTGCTTCTGGAATTACAACCGACTCAGCATCCGTGCCTTGCTTGCGCAGATCGTCTGTACTCTTAATCCACAGTACGTTGCTCCAATGCTCGTGGATGTAGTCGTTAAGCACTTCTTCTACGCCTACACTCATATCTTCGACTTGCCGCTTGTTCTCCTTTAGCTGCTCTACACCCCACCGAAACACTTTCTTAGGGTCATAATCCACAAGCCCTGCCCGCTTTGCAAGTATAAGTCCTGCGACAGTGGCGGATACAAGCACAGACCAGAACCTGTTTTCTGCGGTCAGACTAGCTTCGGCGTCCACTCTGGACTGCACCTTTGCTAGCAGTTTCTTTGCGTCATCTAAGTTGTTCAACAGGTACTGAACGTATTGGATACCTGCGTGACCGTAGTTGTCCTGTATTGCTGCAGAAAACTTATCGGTCTCTTCTTTTGTCTCAAAGTGCATACGCTTCACACGGCACTCCAAGATGCGCTGTGCTTCTGCCTTGGGCATGGCCTTTATAATGCTGATACGCTCAACGATGCTGGTGTTACCCGTGGTTACAGACAACAGACTCCATGCCTCTCCCCGATGCCGCTCGGTATTACTACCACTAGCCATGCGTCCACGTTGTCTGCCGCCTGTAAGCTGATATGCAAGATTACTAAGTTCTCTGCCGTGTGCGTTGGTCAACTCATCCATGTACAATGGCAGGTTGTGGTACACCTCACCCCTGTTCATCTTGGTATTGTAAGTATCACGTTCTGTGGTTATCAGGTCTTCGGGTTTGCCCCACACGGACACCCCTGCTTCCATAGCCGTGGTCTTACCTACACCAGAGTCCTTACTGTATATATGCAACGCCGCGCATTTGATGGGCGAGAACTGCATCAGAACGGAACCAAATGATGTGCCAACTACAAACTGATGTAATTCAAAACCATCACGGTTGTAGAAGTTCAGAGTCTCTTTCCACTTCTCCATCGTACCGCGTGGTTCAAACGACGCAAACAAACCTGCTGTCTGCGTGGATGGCGGGTTGAACTCGACCTTGTCTTTGAACACTTCCTGATTACCAAGCACAAAAGAACTGCCGTCTTCGTCAGTCCAACCAAACTGTCTGTGTGCCTGATCCGCAGTGCTGCTAGCCTGTAGTTCGTTAACCCATGTTGTTGTGTATGTCATAAGCTCATCCATCTTTGTAACTGCCACGCCTTGCATGGACATGTGTTTACGAAACTCCTCTCTGGAAGTGGCGGCAGTCAGCGGCAAGGTAAACTCACGCACCCCATCTCGCGGTAGATGTAGCCGCATTACGACAGCTTCACCCAGCTCCACGTCGCGTAGTCGTCTAACAACATATAAGTCGTTATGGTATATTACCTTCTCATCAGGATCTCCGTCGCTGTTAACAGTCCTGATGTATACCCCGCCGTTTGCGCCACGGAAGTAGGGTCGCGGGTATTGAGGGATTACGTACTGGTTTACGGGCTTGTTCGGGAGGTTCTCCGCAGGGGCTTCGATTATGTTGTCTTCCCCAGTGGCCTCACGTATCCGCTTGCCCAAAGATATGGGCGATTTTATCTTGCCCCAGTGTGGGCAGTCCGTGCATATACCAGCCTCATACTCGTCAAACGTATTGCACAGATACGGTCCTTTTATGAGGTCTATCTTCTTCTGTGTCGCGTCCGCGCTGTAGTCAGGGTGGTTCTTAGATATCGCGTACGCAGCTTCGCTAGCATCAGTGCAGAACTTGGCTATGGACAACCCCGCCCGCCACATAGGCTCGGTGCAATCAGACTGATGCAACATAATATTTCGTAACTGCGCACACCCCCTGCCAGCCTGTGTCTTGCGCAGTATCTCACGAAACGTGCTTTCCATATTGCTGTTCAGAGTTGTCGTGACCGCATTGTTGCCGTCAGGCACGTATCGCTTTGGCGTAGGTATAGGGTCATCCCCTAACAACTCAGAGAACGCGTCAAAATCCACAGGCTTTATAGTGTTCTCAAAGAAGAAGCCCACAGGGGCTGGTGGCGTGTCCTTGTGATTGTGGGTGGTAGGTATACGCAACACCCGCGCAGCGTCCGCTGTGACCGCAGGATCAGCCAGCAAACCATGGTCTGCGCATAGCTTCTTCAATCGCTCTGCTACAGGTAGCCAATCGTCTAGCGCCACTGCGTCTTGCAAAGGCCAGTAAACATGCACCCCACGTCCAGAGTTCACCATAACAGGTTTGGGTAAGGACAGCTTCTTACAGAACAGCTTCAGCGCACTGATAGCATCTGCCTGTGTCGCATAGTCTTTGCTTGCGCCACAATCCAGATCAAGAAAAACAGAGTTCAAATGCTTTACGTTATCAACCTTACGTGACCCTGCCTCGTTGAACGTAGCCAGAGCGTAGTACGCGTCGTAACCTTCCGCGTCTAGATTTTGCGCGGAGTCCACCACTTGATCTATTGAGCCGTAGAATTTTTGCACCCTACGGTCATCGCTGGTGCGGGAAGCAAATACGCAGTAGTAACCTTCGTTTGCCAACACCGCCTTTAAAAAAGTTTTCGTTTCCATAACTAACACCATAACCGAAAGACACTGCGGCAAGGGTGTCGGTACACACCCGTTTCAGCCTTGGCCTAGCCGCAGTACAGTATGGTGGTTTAGTCGTCCCAGTCGTCGATGATGGAACTTAGATCGTCACTGCCTTGCGCAGGTGCAGAGGGGGCGGCTTTTTTAACCGTCTTCTTGGGTTCCTCTACTGGCGCTTCGGACGTATCAGCAAATGGATTGTCGTCATCTTTTGGGGCGACTTCAAACCCGTCTACTGCTTTGAATGGTGACTGCTCCTCCATAGGTTTAAGGTCGATAACCTGCACTGCGCGTAGACGGAGCGATACTCCTGTCCCCATTGATCCGTGATATGGGACAAACGCGATAGCAATGTTAACCGTACTTCCCGTGGTCAGCAAGAAACCATCGTCTAACTTCACACCCTTTGCATCGTACTGCGCGGGCTTGTCTGTAGCTTCTGCCCCATACGCACCCTTGAGTTTTGCTTTGTAGGTGTATGTGCCATCCTCGTCCTTCTTGAAGGGCATGGACAACTTCTCAGGCCAATCAGAGTTCTCTGCCTGACGTGCCGCGTACGCAACTTTCATACGCTTATACAAGTCTTTCGCTTGTTCTTCCGTCATACGGAACTGGATAGTATACGCTGCGCCATCATCAAACACATCACAAGGCACGGACTTCTTCACTTTGGGTGAAGCGTCATACTTGTAAGTCTGGTTAATCCGAGGCCACAGGGCTTCCACATTTTCTATGTTGTGGTTCATGTTTACAGTTTCAGACATATCATTCTCCCGATGTCTTATTGGTCTTCATCAAGTAGTTCTAGCAGGTCAGCATCCTCGTCCGTTGCCACTTCTGGCTCCGCCACTGGCTCTACCATAACCTCATCCTCATCATCGTTGATGTCGGGCGCGGTCTTCTTCGTGGTAAGTGCCTCAGATATGTCGGGGATGCAGAACCTGTATGTATTGCCTACACGGATGTAGGTCTCTTGTGGGATCTGCTCCTGACGCACCCAAGCACGTATCGTAGACACAGAAACACTAAAGTGTTTTGCTACATCTTCAATGGGTACATACTTTGCTTCCATTATTTCTTCCTCACAGCTATTGAATATTCCGAGTCGATGTTCAAGCCATCTGGCTTTGACTCAGGGTTCTCTTCCAAAAACTGTTTAAGGTTTGTCTGGTTAAGACGTTTTTCCAACAACTCAGGCACCTGATGCTCAACGATAAACGCGTGCATCTTCTCCCAGTCGTTAGTCCAATACTTTTGCTTTACAGACCTGTAAAACAGTCCTTCGGAAGTTCTTACACTCTCGACATTGTGCGCGTTGCAGTAGTCGAGCAGTCCTTGCTTGACCCTCTCTAGTTGCCGAGAGAGGACAGAGTCTTTCTCCTTGTAGTCAGCTGACAGCTTCGCCCGTTCTTCGCGGATTTTTATGTAAGCCTTCGTCAACTTATCAGCGGTAATATCACTCATACCGTTCTCCTTAGACATGTTGTTTGATACAATCTAGTGACGGTATGTGTGTTAGTCAAGTATTTCTTTATAAAGGTCAATCATTTTTGTGTGTACGTCTATTCTGTTATCTAACAGTGTGTAAACACGTTTCTCTACAGCAGAGCCGTGGAGCTGGACGACAGTGCATTTGTGCTTCTGTCCTGACCTGTGAACACGGGCGTTCGCTTGTGCGTATGTCTCCAACGAACTGGTCGGCCCCCACCACACGACAGTATTCGCCGCAGTAAGTGTAACGCCGTGAGCCGCAGCTTGAGGTTGTATGACAAGCACCCGTGGATTTGGCGTTTCTTGAAATGTCTTGAATATTTGTGTGCGATTTGCTGCAGACACGTCACCTCTGATGATGTCGGTTGTGATGCCGTCTTTACGCAGCTTCTCTGTCAGAATATCTATCGTGTGTTTGAACGGCACAAACACCAACACCTTCTGGCTAGACTCGTCGATCACTTCGCGTAACACTTTGTAACGATGCGAGATATCAAACTCCAACACGTCATTCTCGTCCGTGTACACAGCCCCCGCCGATATCTGCAGTAACTTACTCATCACCACAGCGGCGTTGATTGCGGTAATCTGTTCGCCTGTGATCTGCATGACCAGCTTCTTGCGTAGCTGTTCGTAGTATTTCTTTTGTTGGCGAGTGAGTTCTACCTCACGTTTGACATAGACCATGGGCGGCAAGTCAAGACACTCGTCTTTCGTGAACCGTATGGCTGGCTGCAATGCGCGGAACACCGTGTCAGTGGCGTTCTCTTTGGGTATCCATTTGAAGTTTGTCACTTTGACCATGATCTGATCGCGGAACGATCCGAAAAACCGTGGCACCGCAGTGGGGTTTACCAGCTTCGCCAACCCATACGCATCCAACGGACTCTGTGCTGCCGGAGTGCCTGTCATCATCCACAGCCATGTATCCGCGCCCACTAACTTGTTCAGCGTTTTCCATCGGTTGGTTTGCGCGTTCTTGTAGTGCGTAGCTTCGTCCACAATAATCAGATCAAACCCACCTGCCGCTATCTCATCTTTCACGATAGCCAGACCGTCATAGTTTATGATGACGTACTCAGCACCTTGCGCGATTATCTCCTTGCGTTTTTTGCTACTACCATAGGCCACATCAACACGGCGGTGGGGCGCGAATGTAAACAAGTCATCACGCCATGCGCTATCCATGATCGAGAGCGGACAGATAACCAACACGCGGTTAATAATCTTTTTGTTGAGTAAAAAATCAGATGCCCATATTGCACTGGCGGTCTTACCCGTGCCTTGCTCGTTGAAGCAAAAGGCTTTCCTGTTCAGTGTGAGAAATGCAGACGTGGTTTTTTGATGCGCAAAAGGCTCATGGCTGCCCGTCCAGCGATATTGCTTTTCTATGGGCGATGGGGCTTGGATGTTGAGGTTCTTTAGTACCTGTGTCTCATCCACACCCCACTTCACCACTACCTTATTATCAGGCAGGGCTTTGCTTTTGGGTATTACTTCCGTTACTTGCTGCGGGTTGCGCAGTCGTAGCAGCAACGCTCTTCCGTTCTCAATGATTTCCACCGTGTTCTCCTTGTTAGTGGTTCACTAACCTTTTTTCTTGTAGTTGCGGCTGCGGTTCTTCTTTGGGCTTTCTAGCCGTGTACCGTCTTTATTTTTGCCGCCCTTGGATAGTGGCTTCTTGTGGCTTACGTCTTTGCCTTTACGGCTTACCCCTTTTTTGTCATAAGCGCGTCTGGCACGTTGGCGTTCCATCCTGTCAGAATGTTCGCCCCTCGCTTTTTGTTTTTTGTATTCTTTCTTGTATGGTCTTGGTGATTTTGTGTATGGCATCTAGTTGCTCCCGTTGTGAACACACTCCAGAACAACACAATGTCGGCGGCATAACCCACTGGGATGGGCATTCCAGACATCTTTTTCATGTGCAGTCTCCATGCGTTTGTAGTTAGACAACCACTTACCCCAAAGAACTGGCATCGCATCGCGGTGGTAAGTGTCCTTAACAAGGTCTCTAGATATAACAAACAGCAACCCCGCCATCACTTTCGTGACTTCGGGGAAATGCTTGAACGTGGCTAGTGCCATAAGTTCCAGCTGACCTTTGTCCGCATACTTGGCTGATTTACTGGTCTTGTAGTCCACCACCCTAGCAGTATCGCCATCCATGATAACCAGATCAGCGATACCACGCCACCAAACTTTCTTATCGTAGAAGTCACAAGGCTCTAGATCTTCGGTAAGCCCCATCTTTATCTCACATAACTTGTCACCACGCTTTGCCTTGAGGCTGTCCAACGTGTCTTGCGCAAACTTGAAGTTGTCGGGCAGAGGTGTCCCATCTCGCACGTATTCTTCTGCGGCAAGATGAAACGCCGTGCCATACGACATGGCATCGGTCTCCGGCTCGGTATAATCCTTGGCGATCTTGAGGTGGTAGAATTTTTTGGGGCATTGTTCAAACGCCTTAATTCTACTGAACGACCACGGTTTTATACTCATTCACAATCCCCATACGACTTGCCAGTGCCACTCTCGCAGTTGATGGGCAGACCTTCTGCCCAGTCGGGTATCCAACGCATACAGTCCTCCACATACGCTTGCGCCTCACCGACTTTTTCATCGGGAACACAAGCTACAACGGAGTCATGCACAGTTAGCACTACGCGATGTTTCTTGGCTATTTTTAGCATTTGTTCACCAATGATGCAACGCGCTATGGCTTGGCATACGTTCTCTATGACCTTGCCGCCATAGATACGGTTGCGTCCTCTGCGTGTCTTGTAGTGAAACTCCACGCCTTTTTCGGTGGTATCGAACTTGAGATCGTCATAGCGCAACAACAGCCCCGACGGCAGGCGTATGGCTGTCTCCTCTGGCACTAACTCCAGAACCGAACCGTAACCTAATGATATCTTGCGCGATGAGTGTAGCTCAACGAGGGCTTGTTGTGCGTCACGCCATAACTTGTTTATCTTCCAGTTGGCTTCGCGATAGATGTTGATGACGCGCCGTGCCTCGTCCAGTTCCATATCGAACCCAAAGTTCTTGAGTTGCGCTTGGAACTTGAGTGCGCCCATGCCGTAGCCAGCACCAAGGATGGTGGTCTTACCGACAAACCGTTGGTCTTTGGTCACATCAGACTCCTGCACACCATAGATACGTGATGCCATCTTTACATACACATCCTCACCAGCCTCGAACGCGTGCGTGAGATCGTCCTGCTCTGCAAGCCACGCCAGCACTCGCGCTTCGATCTGCGCAGAGTCTGCATCTATCAGCGTGTACCCGGGCGGCGCAATGATACTACGCTTTAACTTCTTACCATTTACGCCACGGCTAGGCAGGTTCTGCAGGTTGATTTTATCATCACCGCCCCACCTACCAGTATGCGCGGCGTAATACCTGACAGGTACAGGCAACGTGCCTCGCTTGGCTATGTCGATAAAGCGTTGTGTCCGTGTCTCTTCCAACGTGGACTTCGTACCTAACCGTGCCGCTACCAACGCCTGCACCTGCGGGTTTTCATGGTCTGCTAACGCCTTGAACCCCTCGTCCGACTTGGCAAACGCAAATGTTTCTTTTTCGGTTGTAGGGCTGATCTTCATGGGCGGTTCAACGCCAAGCGACTTGAGCAGTTCCGCAAACTTGGGATTGCTCATCAAATCTTCTTTGACCACTCCGGCACTCTCCAACAACTCATCCTTACGGTCACGAGTTTCTGTGAGATGCTGTTCCAGAAGGCCCAGATCCAAGTCTAACACTGGCTGTATGAACATGCGCAGCGTGAGATCAATCAGTTTTAGTTCCTTGCGTGGAAAGTCCTTCGCCATGATGGTGAACAACTTGTGAGTAAGGTCAACATCATTGACGCAGTAGTCGCCATACTGTGCTAGTTCAGCTTCCGTAAAGTCCTCGCGCCTCTTGCCGAGTGCCTGTACGACCTCCGTTCCCTTAACACCGACGCCATACTTTTCACTGACCGCCCTGAGACTTGCGCTAGTTTCAACCCCATGTATAGCGCGGGCAATACACATAGTATCGGCATACACGCGAGGGCGAATATTATACCGCCAGTTAAGAATAGCACCATCAAACATGGTGTTATGACAAAGTAACATAGCATCCGACCAATCGAATGACTGCAGATACTCCTTAATCTGTTCGTGTGTACCACTAGCCCACTCCGTGTCTCCACTGTTCATTTTGATGCCCACGCCGATCACCTCAAAACGAGGATCACGGACGTAGGCTTCGGTGGTTAGTTTCGACAGGGAAAACTCCCTGTCGTAGTAGGTTTCAAAGTCGAGGGTGATTAAGTCCATCACTCATCTGACTCCCCATGCACAAGTTCTGCCGCCAACGCCATGTACCCAGAGGCATCGCGGAAGTTCTCTATACTTGGGTTCTGGTGCGACCTAGCAATCTTCAAGAGCGCCATCATAACGGGTACCTGCTCTGGCTGTATGTCATAACCTGTATAGCCGTGCCAGAGTTGAGCAGTCAGATCGGCGTTAGACCAAAACTCTCCATGCTCTTTCTCTCTGTCGCCAGTCACCAAGTCCTCGGCTTCCCGCAACACCTTCGTGCGTACCCTTTCCTTGACTGGTTTGTTCTCCAGCGCGTAGGTGTTGTAGGTGTTACCAGAGTTATCCTTGAAGGTTTCTGTAATAACAGGTTGTATATTGAGTGCTTCCTGCTCAAACACTTCTCTTGCTGTACCGCTTTGTGAACGAATGTTGTAGACGTACTTGACGCTACACCCACAAACTTTCGCTACGTTCTTTGGGTTTGCCAGCGGGTGATCCGCAAGATATTTAGCTACCTTCTCGTATTTTGTCTTTTTTGTTCGTGCCATGATGTTCTCCCATAGGCCATAGTGGTAATTCCAACTGGTTCGGGTCTTTGTGTTTTTGTATACCCATACCAGATATTGTTAGGTCACACGTTCTGCACACGACAGTCTCCGTGCTGTAGTCTATGCTAGTCTCACATCGGGGGCATTGACCCAAGTCAATACGTGCTTGGAAAGTGCCATCCCCCATATCAATCATCTTTCGTCTCCCGATCCTGTTTCAACGATACCGACAGTGCCAAATGAAAATGTTGCACTGCGGCTTTCAACTGGTTCAAGTCAAACTCTACCTGCGCAATCTTACCGTTAAGGTTCTTGATCTGATTGACAGCGTACTTCTGATCGTCTTTCAACTCGTCGAACAGATACTCGTTGCCGTCTATCTGTAACTTGTCATTAGACATTACTCTATCTTCACTCATCTTCTTCCTCCTCTTGGTAGGTGTGAACGATTGGCATCTGCCACTTTGGAATAGGTTTCAGTTTCTTATTTTTCTTATAATATATCTGCCCTGTCGTGTACCCACGCATACCTGTGCCGTGGTGTGTCATGTGCTTTCCACAGTCAGTGCAAATAAATTCAGTCGAGCCATACTGTGCAAGCATCACCTCACCAATATCTTTTGGCGGACTTCCACAATGCACACAGACATCGCCGTGCCACGTCAACGTCCCTGTGTCAGGGTTCTGTGATATCAAGTTAGTGTTCATTGCATCATGGGGTGATGCGAGCCAGTGGTGTTTCTCCTCAATGCCGTTGTCTATCCCATTGAAGAACATCCACCCACCACCGTCAGCAATGGACGGACGGTCTCGCGTACCACGCTTCGCCTGACCTGCGGACAACTGCCCCATGCGGTGTGGCGGTATGAGTGCGTGGTCTACTTTCTCACCGCTTGTGCGCACACCATACTCACGATCCGAGCGGCGCAGTGCGGCCAGTTCGTTTTCCTTGTCCTTTTTGCGACGAGCCTCACGCGCAGACTTTTCCAACTCACGTAACGTGATCGGCGGTTTGGTAGATGGAGCGCGTTCTTCCGATGCAACGGCAAGGAGTTTAGCTAACACCTTTGTTTGCTCAACGGTATACCTCTCTTCGGGAATACCATACTCTGCCAGAACTTCTTTACGCCGTTTTGATATCGCCATCATCATCTCCGTGTAGTGGGGGGAAACGCGCCAACAACAGCCACGCTTCCCCCTGCAAGATCACCACCCCCTTGAAAGGTAAACTTAGGGCGGCTCTTACTGCAGTGGTTAATTACGGCACTCACTGCTTACCGTCCAAACGGTATCTGGTTGAGGCTCTGTGCTACCTCACCGATATTGTCCTCGTTCACTACCAGAGCGAGGCCACCCTGTTCGGAAATCTTGTCCAATGCTAACTGCTGTAGCGGTGTGGGTTTATTCTTTCCCGCTTTACACTCAATGCCAAAGAAAGTTCCCTGATAACATCCTACTATGTCTGGCACACCACTGGTGCCGTAGCCGCCTGTTACTGGATAGAAGTAGTACGCACCCAAGTCCTTGAGGACTGCCACCACCTTCTTCTTTACTTTCGCTTCGGGCGTCATTGCCATCACACTACCTCTGAGTTACCTCTACACCGCTAATGTTTTTTTCAACGCTTACAAGCATCTTTTGTATGTCTCCAAACTTACTTACCAACCGCATCATCACTGGCTGTCTGGCTCCATACACAAACTTGTAAGAGAATTGATTCATAGCTTCATCATAACCTCGCACCTCTAAATACTTTTTGCCCCCTACATCGTGAAACAATAATGATATACCGCTCTCTACAAGTTCTGAACCTTGCAAACTCAACTTCTTATCTTTTGCTTCCATCTGTTCTTCGGTGCATACGTTTGTCTGCGCCGTGGTCTTAAAGCGATTTAAGATTATTTTCGCCATTCCTGTGTCCCAAGGATTTATTCCAACCATCTTGTCCTCCGTAAAAACTGGTATCAACGAGAGGCAGTTTGACCCGCCTCTCGCCTGTGTTTTTTCATTTATGTTAGTGAAGCACTAACATCTTCACCGTCACCAGTGGGATACCCGCAGTCATCTAGTGACCACTCGTAGCTATCTACCTCACCGTTGTACAACGCGACACAAAAGTTCATCTCCCATCCTTCCTTGCCGCATATCCAGAACGTGTATCTGTCTATACGCTGACCCACGTCCTCAATCTCCTGCGTGGGTGGCTTGGGATCAACCATCATCAACAACGCGATCCGCTCTTGCACCCACTGAGGTAAATCCTCTACAGTAAGGTAAGTGCCTTCCAGTTCGTTGTCAACTCTATCCATGCCTATACATGACACTTGGACAGTATTTGTATCGGGCTGTATCGAAACACGGTATAACGTGTCATGATCTAACGACATAGAACAACCCCTCGTCTGCGCGGTAGCCAACATCGTCAACGTATGTGCCGCTCTCCACCATGTTCAGCATAGCCAGCTTACCCATTATATCATCGGGCAAGTCGTCAGTGTAACGCTGGAAGTCGTTGGACACTTTCGCATTCCATCTGTTCGTGTGCATATCGTCCACCATGCACACATCGAATGTCTGCTTGCCGAACTTCTCGTACACACGAACAAAGTAACAGTGGATCGGTTTGTCCTTGAGTGCCTTGTGATCGTCATACAGTTTGAACATCGCTGTCAGGTCAGCACCGAACGCCGCGTCAACGAACTCATGTCCTGTGTCCACAAGGTTGCGCAACTCAGTCAGCATCTTGTTGGACTGGCTGCTCTCATGGTCAAACAGGTTACGCATTGCGTTGCGATACTCTGTACCAGCACCGCTCTCACTGTCCTGTGATTTATCTGTCGCCTCGGCAAGATGCGCTCTCGCCATCTCATACGGTGAGAAGTTACGGAGAAAACGCTTGGCGTTGCGGACAGCTGTGTCGATATTGACCGTCATCTTCATGTGATGCTGGTCTTGGTATGTGGCGTACTTGTCGTTGGTGACAGTGCGAGACGCGACCATGTAGGTATCGTCACCAACAACCTCGGTGCGAAAGTCACCGTACCCAATGTACCCCATGGGGTACGGCTCGTCAGGGTAGTACACCCATGCCTTCTTACCGCCGTTGTACACCACGAACTCGACACCACGAAACGCCTCACGCACTTTCTGCATGAGCAGTGATAGCCCACTGTTTGGCGACATGGTGTTGCCGTTGTTATCTTTGAGCATCACACTCACGGTCACGTCACTGAAGTTCTTTGCCATCTTCTTACCCTTTCACTGTCTTGGTGAAACCACACTGCTTGTTGATCCACCTGTTGTACTCTGTCCTAACTTGTTTTACGTCAGCATCTGACTGGACATTACGAATTGTACCATAACTTGCCACAAAGTCAACAGCCATGGCTAGACGTAGCGGATGGTCTTGTTTGGTGATGACCTCTCGCATGACCTGTGGTGTCATCGGATCCCAATACGATCCACCTGTCGCCTCACGCACCTGTCGCTTCATCTCACTGCGATATTGCCAGTCATCGACTTGGAGCATGGGAGCCATGGTGCTGACCCAGTCAAGGTAACTTGCAATGGCGTCCTTGTATCTGGCCTTCTGCTTCTTGTTGACCAAGGTACGAGGCGGCTTGGGTGCATCACACTCGTCACCAACAAGCGTGAACTTGTTACCGTGATCTTCACGAAGGAACGTCAGCGCCGATCCGTCGTCGGTTACCCGCATCCAGCCTGCCTTGTAACCTGTATCGTACACATGGCGCGGCACATACATACACTTGGGTAGGTAGTGCTTGCCGCTGTTGGCGATGACGTACTGCTTGCCGTTCCTGATGTCGAGCGACATGCCGCGTGGTAGCATCCTGTCGAGGAACGAGTAGTGCGCCATGTGACAGCCGTCACCGATACCGTTGCGTATGGTCACAGTCTCGGTGCCATCCTTGTGTCGTCTCCACACTACAGGCGATAGCGCGGCGATCTCTGACTTTGTTGGTGTGCCACGCGCTCCACCGTAGTACCAATGATACACGTCATCGTAGTAGCCCCCGTTCATGAGCGCGTAGCAGTTTGCTGATATCTTCTTTACACGCTCATGGTCACGCTTACGGTCGGCGATCGGGCGTACGTCCTTGCCCTTGTTCTTGCCGATCATAGGCTTGGTGTTGTTGTAAATGTTCTCCACCTCTGCGAATGAGGTCGGTTTGATGTATGGCGTTGCCATTGCTTTCTACCTTTCTGTTAGTGAACCACTAACATTTTACATGTTGCTTGATTTGACGTGGACTGTGATACCGCAGTCCGGCTTGGCACTGTCGTTGTCGATGACAACCCACAGCACAGGACATGACCACTGACCCCACGCACCGCCAAGGTAGCCATCGGTAATCACGATAACAGCTTGTGGTGTGATGTGCTTGTCGGTCATGTATTCAGGGACACACTCGACAGATGTGCCGCCACCACCCTTGGGGCGTGTGGACTGGATCATGGTGTCGAGTTCGTGCATCTCGTACCGCTCGTCCTGACACACTTGGGTGTCCCAGTACAACAGACGTACAGCCTCGGGATGCACAGTGTCGGCGATGGACTTGATCTCGGTCAGTGCCACAGCCACCTCGCGATCACCGATAGATGCTGACATGTCAGTGGCAATCACCAACTCGTCAACGCGCTCGGAGATACCGCTTGGCAGATAGTGACCCATGCCGATGTAACGTCTGCTTGGTCTGCGCCACGTTGAGTAGTCGTTACCTGTGCATGTGGTGGTGATGAAGTCACGCATGACCTCGCGCCAATCGACTTGTGGCTGGAGCAAGTCCTGCAAATCACGATCACCACCTGTACCCATCTTGCCAGCAATCAACGCACCCTGACGCACTGCCTCGTCAATGTCGCGCTCCAACTCGCGTTGCTCCTCGGCAGACAGTTCTTGCGCACCCTCGAAGTCGTGATCGTCCAACGGCTGACCGTCACCACCACTGCCACCGTCACCACCGTCTTGCGGCGGGTCTTGCTTGAGCATGTTGAACACTTGAGCCGTGTCCATGCCACGATACTTCTCGTCGTAACAACCTTTGGTGAGTGAGCCTGTCATGGTAGCGAAGCCATCGTCCTTGTTCTCGTCAACGATCTGCAAGTTGATGACATAGTCCATAGCCATGTTGGCAAGCCGTGGGTTCTCGTCCCACAGATGCTTCCAAGTCTTGAGATGACGGTACAGCTTGTGGCGGCTCTCGTGCAGGATCAAGAAGCGAAACTCTGGATCGTTGAGGTTGTCACAGAACTCACGTCCGTACACCTCGTCACGTCCGTTGGTGTAGGCTGTCGGTGTTGTCTCGCAGATACTCTTCTCGCCAAGCATGAGTATGCCAGCCAGTGCGATGTATCTGTCCTTGCCCATGATGTCGATGACACACTTGTTGAGCCGTTGTTCGGTAGTCAGTTGTTTTCCAATAGCAAGCATTGGTCTGTCCTTTCTGGGTGGGACACACGCCCCACCCTGTTAGATGTTAGTGAAGCACTAACTATTTCTTGTCAGCCGCGAACATGTAGTTGTTGTCCATGGCCCATTGGGTGAACTTCTTGTTTGTCATGACAAGTGACTGTTTGGAATACTTGGGGGCGCGTACGCCATTGGCGAACATACCCTGCGCTTCCTTGTCGAGACGGACTAGGTAGTCCATCCATGGGTCGAGCCAGTCTTTCTCCAAAGATGCTAGGGTGCGATACACCACCATACAAACACCGGCAGCACTGCTTGGCACCTTGGCATTCTTTGGGTCTTGCTTGATCGACTCGGCACTCGGTAGCTGGTCAGCCAGCTTGACGAACGCCATCAAGTCCATGGCACCACGCTCACCGATAGTACCCATGAGCATGGCTGTCGTGGTCTGGTCGTCTAGTCCATCTCGTACCTTGAGGATGTCACTTGCCGCTTCCAACGAGCGGGGTGTAACAAACGCGGCTCTCTGTTGCTTGGGATGGAAGATGTACGGATTGTCGTCGGGGTCTTTGATGTCCTCGAACGAGTAGAATAGTTGCGGGTTGTCTTTACACCAGCCCAGTAGCGTGTGGTCGATTTCATTGTTGATACCCCATTCGATCCATTCCATGTTGGTAGGCTTGCGTGTGGTCACGACCGTCATGCGATTGCGAGCATGTGGTGGTAACAAGTCACCGACACCCTCGGAACCTTTGTTGGTCGTGGCAAAGATAATGCTGTCAGGGTGTAGCGTGTAGCTACCGATCTTGCGCTCCAGTATGAGACGCAACAGTGCGTTCTTGACAGCAGGGTTGGCCTTGCCGAACTCGTCAATCATGACGACGACAGGCTTGTGGTTGTGTGCGCCCAGTTCCTCGTTGGTCAGGTATGTGACGTAGCCTGTGCCATCGTCCATCTTGGCGAGGTTGGGTATGGTGATGTCACCCAAGTCCTTGGTCGTGCAATCGAAGTAGCACAGGATATGATCGGGTTTCTCTTTGCCGATCACAGGCAGTAGCGATGACTTGCCTGTACCCATGTCACCTTGGACGAGCATGGTGCGCATTGCACCAGTCTTGAGGATTGCGTTTGCGACTTGGTCAAGTCCCAGTGCATACATTGTTGTTGCTGTATTCATGATAGTCTCCGTTTCTTTCAAGAGTTGTGTTAGTGAACCACTAACAAGTTACAGGCCGATTGATGGTAGCGTCTTGATGACTTCATCCACGGTACGCTTAGTCTCGGAGCGTAGATGAGCATCCTCGCGCAGTGCATCGGCATTGACACCACGCAGTGCATCTTCAAGTTTCATTCGTGCGGCATTCATCTGGCCGTCGCCTGTGACGTTACACACGTTGAGAAGTTCCACCATGTCGAGGACGTTGGTCACGAGCGTGTCGCGAAATATCTTCTTGTCCTCGGATGCGGAATAGTCGAGCCGCTCGGACATGGCAGTCAACGCTTTGTGAGTGCGTTGCCACACGTCATTCATTGCGTTGTTTAGCTGTGTTGAGTAGTACGACTGGTAGTGATCGCGCACTTGCTCGGTAGCCTCATTGCCGATGTCGATGCGGAAGTCACCAGCGTCAGGCAGTGGGATGTACGACAAGCGGAACCCGAACTTGTTGCGTAGGCTGTCAACGGATGGGTACTCGTTGCGATCAAACAAGTCACCCAGCTTTGCGGATGCTTGGGTGATCTCCCATTCGTAACCAGACAGAAACAAGTCAACGAGTCTGTCATACTCGTTCTGGATGTCAGTCATTGCCTGATGGTACTTGAAGTATTGAGCCGTTGGCAAAAGACGCAAGCCTGTATCAGACCACGGCATTGTCATGGCGTAGTGCATGTTGCGGCTGTTGGCTGTGAACTTCTGTACCGCCATGAGTTCTTGGCAGTCAGCGAGCAGCTTCTTGTGTACAGACGCGACACCGGATGCGGCATGGTTGTCTGTGGTGACATCTTCTGACGCCTTGCGATCTTTCTTGCGTCCTGTCCATGTTGAGATGGACAACTCACAAAGCATGGCTGATGAACCGATGCTTGGTGCAGTGGGTTGTGTTAGTGCTTCACTAACATTCTGAGTTGTGATGATCTGTGTCATGTCGTTCTCCTTTGTGACAACAGGTTGTAAACCAGCCGTATCTCGACTGTCCTTATATTGTAGCAAATGTTATCAGGAATGTCAATGTTTGTCAGAATGTATTATTCTGTGTGTATCTGTGTGTTGTGGTGTAATGTACTGTAATGTTCTTGTGTGGGGGCGCGCAACGCATTGGAAATACAGGAATGTTCTTTTGTTCGTTTTTTGAGGATTTTGGACACCTGCCTCGACGCCCTCTCAGAGATGAGAACATTCGCGTGGCGTGTTAGTGACCCACTAACAAACCTTAATAATATTTGAAAAAACGAACATTACACTACTACTACAAGATTAGATAAGATTAGATAAGTTCTGATAGGCAAACCTCGGCATTGCCTGATATGCGTCACCACGCGCCACCACAAAAACATAATGTTCTAACAGTGGCGAAAAAAAACGAACATTACGGAACATTAGAAAGAACATTAGAACATTAGGCTCAACGCGGCTCTGAGAACTGGCTTCAAACGTGTTAGTGGGTCACTAACATGACGCGTTACTATGCGTTGGCTCAACGCGGCTCTGAGAACTGGCTTCAAAC